TACCAAGGATAGAAAGCTTTAAGTGGTACATCTAAAACAAGAATGTTATTTACTTTAGATTCTACAGTCTCACCCTGTTTAGGCCATGCCCAGTAAGCACGTTTGTTTATAGGATCGAAGGTAGATATTAGTTTAGTCTTAGCTGCAGTAGGAACTTCATCCCAGTATCTTTGTATTGTAGAGATAGTAAGATTGTTTTCTACTGGTCTACCACTTGTAGAATCAAACTGTAAAGTGTGTATACCGTTTTTACTCCACCAGATAGGAGAGCCATCAGCTACTACAAAACTACCTGCATCTACTATACCAACGTCAGTAATCTTTTTAACTGCAAACCCTGTAGGACTAAAGACACCATCGATACCTTCAATACGCCACACACCATTCTCAGCAAATATGTATAGACTAGCATCAATAACGTAAAGTACTTTGATACCGACAGCACCAGATATTCTTATAGTTCCACCGTCTGTAGCTAGAAGATCACTTATCTGTTCTGACGTAGGATCGTTCTGTTGTAGACACTCACCTAGTTGGTAGAAGTCATCTATTAACTGACTAAATAGTATTACATCTGAGTTCTTACTACTGTTTAAACCTGCATAGAAAGCACGTCCTGCAAAGTTAGCTACAGTTTTAAATCTACTTGATTCTATTTCTGTAGTTAAACCAGATATACCTGAAGCAGTAGAACGATCTTTACTGAAGAAATCTAGTATGTAGTGTCCATTACCTGTGAGACTGTTACCTGTGTAAACCTTTGCCCACTCAGCTGCATCAAATGCACCAGTAGAGTCTTTACCTGCATACCAAGCATGTGTGAGGGGAGGGTGTTTACTAGAGTTAGCTGATTGATATGCACTTAAAGCACTGTCACCGTTGGGTGCAACCCATCCTGCATTCTCTGTATCGTACTGTCTTTGAATAGATGGACTAGACTTAGATTCATCATATGTTGTAGTATCACCTTGCCAATCAAAGTCACGAGTACGAAAGCTTATCTGACTTACTGTTACAGCTTCTGTTACGTTATTGTACTCAACGTAGATAGGATTGATAGCTTCAGATACTACAACCAATGCTCCTTTAAGTGAAGTAAAACTACACTTAGCATTAGCTGCCCCAACACCACCTGTTACTTCATATGTTGATAGATTTACTGTGCCTGTTTCTATGTTAGCTGAGAAAGGTACGTCAGACTTATTGAAGAAGTATAGTGTAGCACCTTTCTGAAATACTAGAAACTCTTGACCTGATTCACCACCAACATTGAACCACGTTCCTGTTTTAGTAACTTCTGAATCAGCTACGGTAAAACTAGATAGTACGTTGTTAGTTTCTTTAGCTGCACCTTTACGTCTACGTCTTGAACCGTCACGTCTAAGATCACAGTTAAGCTCATCTACTGAAGCATCTGGTGGAAACGTAAGTTCACCTGCCTCAGTAATCAAACCTTTTACAAATGTATTAACTACCCTTTGTGTTAGACTCTGTGGCATTTCGTTTCTTACGCTCCTCGTAGTCCTTACCAAACGCTTCTCTTCGAACTGTTTTAGAAGGAGTAATTCCGTTTAGATATACTTGTATTGCTTTCTTTGCACTATCTAGTGATGTATACTTTCCACTTAAATCTCCTGGAACCTTGCCTTTTTCTACATGGACCTCAAAGAATATAAAACCATCTAGTGATTTTCTTACATGAATAGGAGTAGTTAGTTTTTCTGGACATGTAGCCTTTAATGTTTTGCTATCATAATTTATATCGAAGTTAACGTCTACCATAGTACGGCCTTTTGTTTTCTTTCTTTACTCTGTACATATCACTTTGCATGTAAGACTTTTGCCTACGTGCAGCTTGTTCTATCTTCTGATCTACACCACTCTTAAATAATGAGAAGCATGTAGACTTGGCTTCAGCTATCAGATACGGAAACAATACTGCGTCTATGTCTGGTGTAAAGTTATCACTGATTGTAAATGTAGGAATCTTGTGACCTAGTGCTTGTGTCTTAGACTCTGCTAATACGTTGTCTACTGCACTATCATAAGAATCCATTATAATATGTAGATCATCAAAGGATGTATAGAAGTTTGGCATCTTGTCGTTACGAATTAAAATAGGTGTGCTTCCATTTACATCGTTGACAGTTATTATATCGTCACCTTCGTTATTTAATGTTAAGAAGGTTAAAGGTTCTATGTAATCTATTTCTCTGAACTCAGTACCTGAAGTTGCTTTTACATTATATCTAATAACGTCAAGTCTTTTCGCGCTGTCAGGTACTTGAAAGTGTGTTGGCTTTGTAGAATCTGATAGACTTACAAGCCTCATTAATTCTTGGTGTTCTGGTATCATCCTTGTAGATACCATGTTAAGGTAAACATCACGTACTACAGAAGCTATTTGTTCTGCTTCTATAGAATCACTAATGCTGTTTACATCTTCGGAATCCATGTCCGATAAGATGTTCTGTACTATTTGTAGTAGAGTTCTTTTCATTATGTGTGCTCCACTACGATTGCTAGAATACAGTCAGTATGTGAAGAAGCTCCACCGTTACACTCTATGAGAACATAATCATTTGCTGTAACTGTGTTGTTAGAAGATGGGTTTAAAAAATCAACATCCCCTGCGGCAGAACCTGATTGAGTTATTGTTATTGTACCCATAGTTGCTGCAGAAGAGTTCTTAACTGTAAAGACAACATCACTTCCTGATATAGCACCCTCTATTACAGATGTTAACCTGCTTACTGTGCCTCCAAATGGTACTGGAACATATAAGTTTTCAGAAGTAGATATATCTGCAAAGTGTACAACTAAAACAGAGCGTCTATGGTCTTCCCAAGTTCCTGATCCTGATCCATTTGCTACATACACATCTCCTGAACTAGCTGCAGCTGCACCCTTTGGCTCGTGAAGATAGGGGTCTGAGAGTGCTGAATGGTTTACGTTTGCCATATTATAAATTCCTCAAGAGCATAAAAGAAGGTAGCCCCCGAAGGAGCTACCTATTAGTATTAAGTTTCGATGTAAGTAATAACCAACTTAGCAGCACCTGCAGTAAATGCAGCTGTTCCGTAGTTTGGTTTAATGTATGCATCTGCAGCACCTGTCATTACCGCACCACCTACTAAAGCACCGTCACAAGCGACTGCCTTAGTTGTAGCGTTAATGGCTGAAAGTGCAATGGTTGCATCGATACCATCAGCATCAATAGCAGAACCTGCAGAGTTATACGCACCGATTCCCAAGGTTGCTGAACCACCTGAAGTAAACGCAGTAGTCACCATTAAGTGAGCACCTGTGATGTAAGAGTTAGCAGGAATGAATGGATCATTCGCTACTGGTGTTGCAGCTGAAGACCCTAGAGCCGTAGCATCTGCAATATCAATTACAATTGTTTTTACTTCTGAACTGGCGGTATTACCTGCATCAACTGCAGCACCTTGGTCAAGACCTGTGATGACACGTAGGCCATCTGTGTTATTGTAAGACATGTATCTTTCTCCCTATCTTAATTAGACGTTAGTTTTCGATACAACGCGAACCATGTTCTCTGGACGGTACAACTTGACACCGTAACGAGCAGTAGTTACAAACTCATCACGTTGGAAGTCTTTGTTGTAGTCGTAATCCACCTCTGGCATTTGCCGCCATGCACCCACTAATGGGGCAGCACTTTGGTCTGCAGAGAAGAACAAGTTAGCCTTACCATTAACAGATGAGAAGTCCACATTAGCATCTGCAGATGTAGGCAACGCACTGTCAGTAACGTCAGCTAGATAGTTCGAGCAGTACACGTCAAAACCGTACACGTTTGCAACAAATTGCATACCTGTCGCAATACCATCACGTACAATACCTTCGAAACGTGGGTTGTTTGACACGTTTGTTAGGTTTGCTAGAGTATTCAATGTGTACTCTACTGATGGATCAACGATAGCAACTAGGTTACGATCAGGTACATTTGATTTCTTCAGAGCGTGTCGAGCACGAGCGAAGTCCTCAAGTGTAATAACCGCACCAGTTCCTCCTGCAGCGTATCTGTGCTCTACACCATCGACAGTCTCGTTGGAGTTTGCTGATACACCTGCTTCGGGAGCAGCCATAGTCGTTGTTTCGAAGTGTGCCATTACAGCACGTTCTTGTTCAGGAACAAAACGAGAAACCATTTCGTTCATATAGAACATGTCTTGTTTAGCTTTCTTAGTGATATAAGTAGCTGATGATAGATACTTGTCAACACTAAATGTGAATTGACCTGTATCCATTGGACGATACTGAACCGCTGTATCTTCAGCGTAGTTGTCCACTTGCGCTTGACCGATTGATGGTATCTTGAACGTATCGCCATCAGGAAAACCTTCTAGCATACGGACATACTTCTGTGCCATCATCTCGTCACGCAGAATCTCTTTTAGCTCACCAGACCATACCTCTGAGCGAGTTAAGAGAGACACGTTACCAGTTGTCATAGACATACTGAATCTCCTTTATTAAAGTTATGTTGATTAAACACCGAACCTATCACCTAGACGTTGACGATCTTCCATCATCTGTTGTTGTATCTTTGGTGTGTAGTATAGGCCACGGTTCTCACGTCGAAGAGTTTGATAATAATTAAAGTCACGCTCTCCTCCAGATTTAACTCCAACAGCCTCTGTGCGAACAGACCCCTGAGTAATGGGTTTAAATGTCTGTTGTTTTTCGCCAATCAAAGCAAAGAACGCTGAAGGTGATTCGGCTGCTAGTTCTTGCATACGTTCTACACTGATACCAAGTTCTTGTGACTTGTTAACCAGAATAGTACGGGCTTCCGTACCGTATGTTTCCTGCAGCTTTGCATCAACATTCGCAATATTCTGTTGGACAGTAGCTTGCGTTTCACGTTCTGTTAGAGTTTTTTCAACAAGGCTTTTTAGATCATCCTCACTCACTGCAAGGTTGGTGTTACCTTCAGTATTAGTGCCACCATTATTATTGTTATTGGACTCTAGAGGTTTTTCGTTGGTGGGAGCCGAAGCCTTCTTTCCCTCTAGTTGTTGCAACAACTGGGCTGCATAGTCTTGCTTACTGAGGTCTTCTCGCATTTGTGTGAGTTGAGTCTCAAGGTTCTTGATATGCTCATCAGCTTCAAGTTTACCTTTAGCAAGAACTTCAGGGTCTTTCCAGTTATCACCCCTTGTCTCTACGAGCTTTTGCAAATAAGAATCACTAGGTTGTTCTTCTTGTTGTGTCTGCTCTGGTGTAGTCTGAGCTTCCTGTGGTTGGGTTTCTTCAGACTTTGCTTCATCAAATATTGACATTATTGTAATTGATCCTTACGGTTGAGGTCTATTAGTTTTAGAATGTCGTATAGAGCAGCATTGTACTCATTTACGGCAATCTGTTTTTCAGCCCATCCTGGACTGTAGTCACGTACAGAATCTTTCTTATATAGAGTCTGTTCGATAACTTCCTGTAACTCATCGAATGCATTCTTGTAGTACATTACTTCTTCGATGCGTTTATTCTTGTCCTCACCCTTTAGACCTTTAGTCCAAGCTGAGTGCATTTATTTCATTACCTTCTTTTTCTTAGGCATTGGTTTTTTAGTCATTGGCTTCTTAGGAGCCTTCTTCTTATATGGTTGACCTTTTCCTGGCATATTAAATCCCCATTTCTTGTGCTTCCATTAGTCTTTCTTCATTTGCAGCTTGTAGGTCTTGAACTTTAGATTGTGTTTCCATCTGCTCATTTATTGCAACATTATCTGCAAACAGGGTAGGTTCACCAAGTTCGTAGGCAATGATACGAGCAAGTTCTTTACCTGACAAGTGCGGTGCAACAGTTGGGTCTTGTGCTTTTACTGCAGCCATTTGAATTAGGTTCTGCAATCTTCGAGCACGTTCAGCAAAGTGCCTTGCCCCTACTGGTACAATCTTACCACTAGATGTAATGTCTTCACGGCTTATGTCCATAAACTTAGTAAAGCCTTGTTCCTCATCTAGTATACGAATAGTGTCAGACCTATTCATATAACGTCTAGCCATCTCAAGCATAGTATTCAATATAGGTTCTATAAAGGTACGCTCGAAGTGTGCAGCCTTGTGTTCAAAGATACGTGACGCTGAGTTCTGTAAGGTCTGTACTTCGAAAGCAGTCTTCTCTCCTGGAGTACGGATACCCATAGCTTGTCTAGGAGCACCTGCCATCTCTTCCATCTTGTTTTCTAAGACTTGAATCTGTAGATCAGCGTTTAGTGCAGTAGAATCAGGAGCCATGTATCCTACATCACCCTCTTCACCCATGTAGATTCTAGCTCCAGGCTCGAAGTCGAAGTCCTCTACATCACCTTTTATTTTTAGTATTGGGTAAGCAATCTGATCAAAGACATCTGCCTTGAGGTTCTCTAGGTGATCAATCCTGTACTGCATTCCTACAAGATTATCTAGTGGACCCATTGCGTATAAGTTATCTGGACGGTTACGCCACCCACTATGGAAGATAGGAGCCTTACCCATCCATGATGGATTCTCTTGATTGTCTAAAACATGAGCACGATCTACGATAGTAATCACACGGTCTGACATTAACTCACCAGACTCTTGATCGTAGATGTCACCGTAGAATGTCATAATCTCTACGTAGTCTGATTCGTAGTATTGCTCTATGCTTGTAAAACCATCAGCAATAAAACCTTCAGCTTTCTCGAAGTGACCATCTGTTCCTCTTACGTTCTTACGAGCAGACATCATCTTCTCGAAGACACCGTTAAGGTAATCATTGTTTGGGTCTGAGTCTATCATTCGTTTAATCTCACCCAAAGACTTAATACTTTTAATTATCTTTGGTGAATCTTCAAATGAAGCAGCTGTAGGATTAAAACAAATATCATAAGGAGATATTCTTTTTAACTTTGGTCCTACATAAGAAGGTATAAACTCTCCAGACTCTTTGGTTGTAAAACCTTCTTGCCACTCTACCATTCCAAAACAGTTACCATACAGAATCCAATCCTGTATAATATCAGAGACTGTTGTAACAAAGTTAGATTGACTTACCTTGTTATCCATGTAAGCCTGTATAACTTCACGTTTTTCTTTACGTGCTGAGTCACGAGTATCTGCTTCCCACTTCATCCACTTCTGTTGTGGAAACATAGTAGCAAAGTAATTAGCGTGAAGGTTATCTGCAATCTGTGTTATCTTCGGTGTAGTCGTTGTGTTAGACCAAGGAAGGATTGCGTTAGCTGTTGTGGTTGTGTCAGTAGCGTAAAGGTAGTTACGTAACTCTTTAGTACCCTCAACCCAATGATGTCTTAACTGATGCCATAGTCTCCACTTATCTGCGATCTCTACGGCAAGGTTATCTGGATCGATAAGGTTTTCAATATCAATAGTTTTCATTACCTACTCCCTGCTCTGAAACGGCTATTCGCCCAGACTATATTACTATCTCGTTTCCTGTTAAGGTTACGTGTTGGACGTACAGCCATATCAACTGCAGATGCTAGAGCGTCAATTACGTCATCGTGTGGTGGGTTACGAGTAGACAATTCGTCTTCCAAGTGTTGTGTGTTACCACCACGATAATGCCACATTTGAAGATTATCGTATCTAGGTTCTAGAACCGAAGCAATACGCTCTTGTTTATTACCTTGTTGTTTGTTAGGTCTGAACTCGTCAATACTTAAAGCTAGACCGTGTTGTTTAATTAATTCTTTTAGTTGTTTAACGATTGCCATCTGAGCTACAGTAACTTCTGCTCTTAGCTTTCTGAATGACCACTTGTTGTGTAACTCAAAGATGTGATCGAAGTACTCAGCTATACGATCAGTCTTGAACCTGTCAATGTCTAAGACGTATACGTTGTTGTCTGAGTCAACACCTATAAGAACAAGTGCCGTGTAGTCAGCCTTTGATCTTAAACTAAACGCGAAGTCAATAGCCCCGAAGAGATTTAGTTTACTATCTTTGTAATGCCAGTGACCATTATCTAAGTGTAAGTGTTTCCTGTCGAAGTACTGTATCTTATCTCTAGTTACTGGTACGTTATCAGGATCACTTGGATCATTGTAGTACTGTGCTTTAAACTGTCCTTTGTCTAAGTACTTACCACGTTTCTTAGCAAGAGCAGCAATATCGAATCCAAACCACTTACCGTCTTTACGTTGTTGTTTAGGCCACAAGAATTGTCCAGTACCGTCACCTTGATCTTCTACAGGTTTCTCTAAGATTTCGTATATATTATCTTCACCTATCTGTTCTCCTTGATCGTCATAGAGAACTTCTTTCATCTCCATCAAGTCGTTGTATAAGTCTTTACTGTGGTATCTCGTACCTACAACCCACTCCCTAGCATCAACACCTTCGATAGAGGATAGCAGTGAGTACTGACTTGCAACCTTTGATCTACCTTCAGATGTCAAAGCATTCTCAGCAACTACAACATCATCTAGTACAGCTATGTCACAGTGTAGACCTGTTAGTGATGTAGTGAGTCCACCTGTGAATATACTTGGATCACGAACATTTTCTTTCTTACGTAGTGGGTGATCTAAACTAATCTCTGAGTTAGTCCACCTTGTACGTTTACCTTCTTCTTGGTGTATATGATTAGGCCAATAACGTCTGTAGACTTCTGAGGTAAGGATACCTTTAATGAAACTAAGTTGTTTCTCTGCGAGGTTAGCTGTAGCTGATATATACAACACACGTAGAGTTGGGTCTTTAGTTAGTTCCCACGCTACCCTGTAAGCTATGAGTCTTGACTTACCGTGATCTCGTGGAAACAAAAGTAACTGATAGTTTCTAGCGTCTTCTCTTGTCCACCACTCTATGACTTCTTTGTGACAGTCACCTAGTAATTGTTGAGGAGCTACTAGCTGTATGAAGAACTCTAGATCATTCTCAGCTGCTTGTCTGATCTGGTCTAGTGCTTGTTTAGCCATGTTAGTTCCTTATGGTGCTACAGGCCAATCATCATCTGATAAGTTAGGCCATTCATCTAGATCAGAAATACCACGTAGCTCTTGTCTGTAAGTAGCCCATGCAGTCTTTACTTCGTTACTTAGTGGGCTGTCGTTTATCTGAGTCCAATCACTATCAACTAGAAGTTTATTACGTGTAGTCCTGTGACCTTCTGCAGTCTTAGCATCTAGTGTAGCTTGGTATGCAGCTTCGTGTTGAGACTTAGTCGTAGTCGTTACATTACCGTCATCGTCTTCTTCGGTAGTATCAGCAAACATATCCCTTGCTACGTACTTCTCAACCCAATTGTCGTTGCTGTCTTGCTCAACACCATCACGTACACTTGTTTGATATGCACTTGTTGTAGCTGCAGGGGATGCTAGTACAGCGTCTAAGTTAAGTGAGTCTAGCGTTGCTGCTTTCCAGACACGAGGCAGAGACATATTTTTAAAGTCTGCTCTCCATTGACCTTGCGTTTTAACTTCGCCTGTTGTTCTTTCACGATATTCTGACATTAGTTGATACTCCTTTCGTCAGTTGATTATGGATCACGCAATGGCATAGAAGATAAACGTAGCTCCGTTGGTAGTAAAATAGTCATTA